GCCCATTGCGATGGTTTCGTGGGTGTAACGAGCAGTCCATGCTTCCTGTGCATTGTCATAAGCGATGGCAGAGCCTTCGTTCTTAACAGGTGCAGCAGAGAAACCAGACAGTTTCGTTTCTTCTTCAAAGCTACGCTCAGATGTCTCTGTTTCGTAGATTTCTTTGTGCTCTTCGCCGTATTTAGCGTACTCCAAGCCGAACAAAGCGTTCAGACCGGGGAGCAATTCCTTGAGCAGTTGTGCGCGTGAAATAGCCATGATTTAGCTCCTTAGATACCGGTAGTACTGTTGTACTGGGCGGTGTTGAACTTCACGAGGAACTCGTAGTACGTGGTAGCAGCGACGCTGGCATTGCCAGTAGCTGTATCAGGAACAACGTCAACCACGCGGACGGGCAGTGTGTTGGTGGTGTTGGCGGAAGAACCGTCAATACCGTAGTACGAGTCACCAGTGGTGGTGGAACCAACGTTAGCAACCAAAGCCACATTAGAACCAACAATCGCACGGCTATAAGCCGTAGGAACGGTGGACGCGGCCACGGTGGCACACACTTTAAACACGGCACTTGGATCATCCACAACATAGGCAAAAGCCAATACAGTAGAAGTCGATTGAGCTGCGGGGTAGTACTGACCTTGCACTGGCTGACCAGACGAGTTCACATACGAACAACCAACCAATACGCCAACAATGTTGCCAGAGTTGGTAGTAGAAGCAGCAACGATATAACCGTTGGTGTCTACTTGAACAGTGTCACCGTTAAGGATGGCTGTAGCGTAGGCTGCTGCGATTGGGATTTGACGGATCGCTCCGGCGTAAGGTAGACCATCCAGTCGGTTGACTGGCTTGAAACCGTACGTCTTGTCAATGGTAGGATATGCCATTAGAAGACTCCAAAAAGATTAAATACCTTTACCGAAAGTGACCTTAGAGCTACGTTCTTTGAACATAGGCATCCGAGGATCATTCTCGCGCATGAAGGTGTTATCCACTGATTGCATCTGCGCCTCTGCCTGTTGGCGGTAATACGCATCACGCTGCTCAGTAAACTCCACCGGGGTTTTGCAAAGCAACAAACCGCCGACTTCCACACTGTCTTGGAATTGACCGTTGGTCGTTCCAAAAAGGCGAATCTCGGGATGGTCAGAAGCCTTAACGGGTTCCCAGCCTTCACGTAACTTGGCGGAAAGATTAGTGGCGTCAGCCTTGTTCAAAGTACTGATCCTGATCCAGCGATATGCATACCCGGGTTCCGGAATCGGATCGGGTAGAAGTTGTGGAGGCATCCATTTTTTTGGACGTTCCGCAATTTCGCGGGTCTCAAGCTCACGGCTTAAACGATTAGACTTTTCCATTTTCATTTCCTCATTTCTTCAGCAACTTTACGAGCATAGAGTTCCAAAGGAACACCAAGCCGTTTAGCGAGATCAACCTGCGTCTTTGTAAGCACGATCTTTTTTGGCGCTGTGCTACGTGTCGCAGGAGATACAACGTTGGTTTTTGGACGCTGAGATTTAGCATCAGCGGATTCTCCGGCTCCAACTTGGTCGGGGAATCGTTCACGAATGTCAGAATCGATGTACTTGTAGTAATCGGCGCTGCCAATCTGAATACCTTGTTCAACAAGTTCCTCATGCAGCCCAAGGGCGTATGAAGTCATGCGTTTGTTTTTGCCAAACCACTGGTTTTTGTCTTGCCAAGCAAGCAGTTTGTCATCAACGGGCGCAGCCTGTTTAAACGATGGTTCAATTTGTACAGGAGTTTCTTGCACCTGTAAAGGGGTGGGACGAAAATTATTAACTTTGTCCGCCCGGATCTTGGCGTTGGTCAGGGCTTCCTGCGCTTCAAGCAGTTTGTCCGAGTCTCCAGCCTCATATGCCTCTTTGTATTGGCGTTTGGCATCGTCAATCTCAGTACCCACTACCCGTTTGGCTTGTTCCAATAGGGCGGTTTGGTTTTGGTTAACGGAGCCTTTGAGGCGTTGATTCTCTTCAAACACCGATTTAGCGATGCGTAAAGCCTCTTCCTTCTCCCGAACTGCGGCTTCTTTAGCCCTGCGTTCGTCATGGTAACCCTTGGTGAAGTGTTTAAACCTGCTTTTGACGCTGTCGGAGTAGGTTGCAAGCTCTTCATCGGTAGGATCTACCGGAGTGGTTGTCATAGGAGTTCGGTAGCGATCCTCTTCAGGTGTGTCGTCTACGATCTCAATTTCCGGCTCAGGTTCTACAACCCGGCCACCTTTGCGTTCGTTTTCTTCCTTTTCGTCAGGAAACTCAAACTCTGTGGTTTCAGCCATGATGACTCCTTATGGACGTTGAATGCCACGAGGATCTTGTACAACTGCTTGTACAGAATCATCGTTGATGAGACGCCATTCAGTGCCGTGGATTTTCATCCGCGTCCCTGTATTGGGCCGTACCAAAATAAAGTCGCCGACGTTGCATGAAGAGCCAGACGGAAACCGTGTGGGGTCTTTAAAAGCATCGGGGCCAATTTTGGCTACAAACAGTACGGGGGATAGAAGCTCCTCGTAATGCATGGTCTCGCTTGCCTTAAGCAAGCCTCCTTCGTATTCCTCTTTCGCTTCCGGTAGCATGCACAGAAGGTGGTAGGTTACAGGATCGGGTACTTGCTTTGCCTTCTCTTCAGTGGTGGTATTGAGCACACTGGAGAGGTCAATCGCACTTACATCAAATTCAGTCATCATCTAATTCCTTTGTCTTACGCACGAGGTCGCCAAGTTCCATCTGAGCAAGTTGGAGACCTCGGATAGTCCCGCTCAGTTCTTTGTAGTGATCAAAGGAAGAAGCACCTCCATCACACAAAACTTTTCTAAAACTTTGAAGTTGTTCTTCCAGTTTTTCATTCAAAATATCCAGAATTTTCATGATTTACCTTGATTTGCGTTAAGCAGCATCTGCAGCAGTTTTTGCTTGGCGTCTATGTCCTGCGACTGTTGACTGTGGGCTAAGTCTTGCTGATGTGTTTCTTGGGCTTGCTGAAGCTCTTGTTGATGGCGTTGAGCTTGCATGGCAATTTCTTGCTGCTGTCGCTGCGCGATCATTGCAGGGTTTTCCGCCTGCTTTGACTGGAATTCCTGCGCCTTAAGCTGCAGTTCTGCCTGTTTAATAGCCAGTTCACCTTGAACTTTCTGAGCTTTTGTTTGCGCATCTTGCTGCTTAAGCTGCAATTCTTGCTGTTGCATTTGTACAACAGGATCCTGCATTTGTTGCTGTGCGGCTTGTTGCGCTTGCTTGCCTTTGTTCATTTGTAAAAGTTGTGCGGCTGCTTGCGCGACCAACTTAGACAACTGTGCCTCAACCTCGTTAGGCAGTTCTGCGTTGGGTGCAGGGAGGCTGGCTCCTAAGCGTTCTTCAATCTTAGAGCGGTACTGGAACGCAATGTGCTCAGATACGTGGGCCATGATGGCTGCTTGCATCTGTTGGGCCATAGGGGTTTGACCAATCTGACCCATGATCATTGGGTCTTGCATCATTGATGTGTGCACAGCAATGTGAGCCTCATGATCTTGGAAGATAAACGCCTTGGTTGGCTTTCCAGTCAAGAAAGCCATGTTCTCGCTAATTGGATCTCTTGGGGTTAGATCGTCGTCAATTGGAACCAACTTGTCTGCGTTCCTAACACCCAAGACCTCAATCATCTGGCGGTGCAACTGCGGCAAGTTATATATCTGTGGAGCGCCTTGAGCCAACTGGATAACAGCTTGGTACTGCATGATCCGCTGGGCCATTGTGGCGGAATTCGGGTCAGAGACCGGAATTACATCCACCATGTCATAGTCGGCCTGTTTGGCTCGTTTGTCCCCAATGATGGGATCATACTCATACTCGGTCGGTGTGTAGTCCCGAATGATTGACTTGAGCAGTTTAAACTCTTGTTTCATCGAGTAATGAACTCGGGCCTGTACCGCAGACATTGTCTTAAGCTGGCGCTCAAGCAAAGCCAGAGTTGTTCCTACAGGAGCGTTGGCCGACATATCGCTGATGTTCATATCTGCGATAGATCCCAGACGGCGGCCTTCGTCGGTAATCTGGTTTAACAGACCCATTAACACCTGACTCGGCTCCTTGTAAGGAAGCATCATGATGTTGTCTCTGACAGACCCAGACGGAATGTCCACATCCCTGAACTCACCGGGAGAGATTGGAGTGTCGTCGCCTTTAATCCTTAGGCCTCGGGTCTTCAAACCGCCGGGTAGGTTACTTAAAGTTCCTGCGTCCACCAACTGACGGATCAAGCTTGTACCCGCACGGGCGTAGCCGCCGATCAAATGGATTAAACCTAACCCATAAGCACCGAATCCGGGGACGTAGGTGTACTGGACAAAGTGCTGGCGCTTTAGTTTCTTCTCGTCGTCTTCCTCCCAGTTTCTGCGAATGGAGAGAACTTCTTGGGTTCCACGCTCGATAGTCACTACATAAGGAAGAGCTATGCCATCCTCATCTTCATAGCCGGGCATGTCGTAGTCAACATGGATCTCAAAGATCTGGTAACGCTCGTCGTCACTCAGGTTATACCCTTGGTCTTCAGCTTTTTTCTTCTCTACGTCAGTGTAGAAAGCCATTGGCTCACCAAGCTCAACGTCAATGTAAAAGCCTGCGACCTGAAGCTTACGGATGTCGTTCTTGGTTTTGCGCATGATGTGGGTCACGCGCTCGGAGGTCATTGCACTGGAAGCTCCGTAGGGAATGATTACATCTTCTGCGGGGATAAACATAGCGACTTGCCTGCCCAAGGCTTCATCGTAGTAAACCTTCTTGAAGGCGGAGCCAGCAAGACCCAAGGAATACAACATCCGTTCATGCTCAGGGCGGTACTCAGGCATGCCTTCCGTGAGCTTGAAGTTCATGTCGTCTCTGACACGTTCCGCCGCATCCTCTTTAAGCTTATCAATCGCACCGATGATCTCGGTCTTAACTGGGCCTTGAGCCGGGAAAGTTTCAATAATAGTTTCGCTTTGGAAGCGAACGGCAGCTTCAGTAAGGACAGTCGAGTAAACCCCGCACGCTCCCAAGCACGGTTCGGTACGCTCTTCATACTTCATCCCCAGAACATCTAAACCCTTGACGTACATCTCAGTCCAGTCTTTTCTGGAGTTGATGTCTGAGTCAATCATCTCAATCAGGTCGCTGGCAACTTTTTGTAGATCTCCAGAACTGATGTATTCAGCAAGGTTGTCATCAAAACCCTCTTCCTCATCTTCTGGCATGAGGTCAATGACCATTCCATCCATGCCAATCTGCAAACCTTCAGGGTTTTCAATCTGAATCTCCAGATCTGGGCCTTCTTCCATAAGACTGTCCAAACCCATAGGTGCGGGGTTAATTGCTTGGTCGATCATAAAATTCCTTAGTAATACTCAGTTTTCCTGCGGTACATAGGCTCATCTTCTTCGTCTGTTGCAACGGAGATGAACCCACCCTGACGAAAGCGCATCAAAGCCTGACTGCTGGAGTCCACAAGGTCGTCGTGATCTCCGTTGGGAAAGGAAGCCAATTCATCCATGACTTCCTCCGCCCATCGGGTTTCAGGACACCAAACCATTCCAGACGCAAACAGATCGGATATAGCGTTTACACGGCTTATCTTATCGTTTCCTTTGCCCGGCGTATACTCCGACATAGGTATTCCCATCTTGCGAAGCTCATAAATCAACGGAGCACCTGCAGCTCTCTTCTCCACGATCAACGTGTCAGGCTCCCACTCCTTCCAAGCCTCATAGGCCTTAGCCTTTAGCTCTGGGAATTCTAGTCTTTGTTTAAACGCATCAAGAAGAATGATGTTTGCCTTCAGGTTACCCTTACTGTCCGGGTGATCGAACACTCCCCACGTTGTACAGGCTGAGTAATCTGCGCGGTTGTTCTTCTCAAAGGCTGTATCCCAAGACTGAATGATGTAACTGACCTGCGGAGGTGATGATTGCTCCCAGATCTGCCACTGATCACGCTTAATGATCGCGCCTTCCTCGGATGTTGGGTTCTGTTGGTACTGAGCCTCCCATTTAGAGACCGGGAGTTCAGACTTAAGCGCCTCAAGCGCGTCTTTTGACCAGAATCCGGGCCATAAAGGGGTTCCAGACGGCAAAATAGCGGGGAAATCGATGGTTTCCCACTGATCTACGCCCTCTTTACTGGAGTTTTTGATGATTTGGCCTGTCAAATCTCTCTTTGACCACCTTGTCATCACAATAATGATGGCTGCGTCAGGCTGAAGACGCTGACGAGGCCCAGATGTGTACCATTCATACACCCCATCAAAGACTGCGGGGTTACCCTGCTTAGCTTCTTGTTCCGAATGAGGGTCATCAATGATCAAAAGATCTGCGCCCTTACCTGTTACCGCCCCGCCGACACCAATAGCAAAGTAATCTCCGCCTTTGTTTGTGTTCCAACGGCCTGCAGCCTTGGAATCCGTCGAAAGCTTTGTATTAAAAACCTTTGAGTAGGCTTCGGAGGAGACAAGGTTACGTACCTTACGTCCGAATCCTGTCGCAAGCTCTGCGGTGTGGGCAGTCTGAATGATCTTCTTCTCAGGAAATCTTCCCAAGAACCAACTCGGCAGAAGAAAGGAAGCAAACTCAGACTTAGTGTGGCGGGGAGGCATGTTGATGATCAGCCTCTTCAACTCCCCATTGGCAACTCTCTCAAAAGCATCTGCCATGATCTTATGGTGTTTGCCGGAGATAAAGATCGGCCACATTTGTTGGACAAAGAACAGGAAGGACTCCCTGCATCTGGAGATCCTGTCCATCTCCAACAACGCCATGATCTTTTCTCTCTCCTTAGACGGAACCTTGTCCACAATAGCCATGTAGCCATTCATCTCATCGCGTGTGAGCATACTCATAGACTTTCCATATCTGCGATGGATCGATCAACAATCTTGATTGCATGGAACTTGTAAGGTCTCGTCACAAGATGTCCATCCGCTTTTAAGCGGTGGACTATCCGGTGGATGTTCGACTTAGACTTCAAACCAATCCCTTTGGCAATAACTTCATAAGACGGAGGCACACCGTGCAACCTCACGTATGCCCGTATAAAGTCCAAAACTAACTGCCGTCTACTTGTCATCGTTTAAACATTGAAGCTGGTGGCTCACATAAAGCAGTGTGCTGAATTCATAACGGCGCTAACCCATCGTTCCACCAACACGGCTGGGGACTAATCGTGGATGAACCCACATAGTCGTCAATCCCCATGCGTCTTGGTTTGCATAGTTTAAACGATGTACGAACGTTCGCATAGCCTTTTTTTGTAATTTTTTATATAGGGGGGGTGTTTTGGGTTTGGAAGTGAATGGGGGGGGTTCGCTGTGGGATGAGGAATGGGGTGAGTGGATTCGAGCGTAATGGCGGGAGGGTAGCTTGCCACGCTCAAGTGGGGGCGGCGGGAGGGTGGGGTTCGACCTCGACCGCATCGGTGATCACGCCTCTAGCGCCGTCCAACATCTTCAGGTGCGATGCTAGTTCCCGCTTCAGTTGGTCTGCAGTGATGACCGTCTTGGCTTGCACTTCCACTGGTGTAAACAGACCACAAGCTTTACCCATTAGCTCTAATGCTTTGAGTCGAGTTGCATCGCCTTGCTTGGCTTCTTTGCTCAGTGCAAGTAATGACTTCAACACGTACCGTTTGCTTGCGGCAACGTCTTCCGACAATGCCTCCACTGTTTCCCCCCAAGCATCTTGAAGCATCCTCTGGATGCGTTCATCTCTCATTAGTTTGCTTGCGTTACTGCTGATTGCCTGATCACTACCTGTTGCATTCTTGAATGCTTCCCTGTAGCTCTGTCTTAGGCTTTGTCCTCTGATAACGCACTGGACGAATGCATATTGATTAGGTGTCAAAGGTCTTTGACGTTGTACTCCTCCACCTACCACTTCTCCATCTTGTCTACGTTGCGGAGGTGATGCGGCATGGGCTAACCGTTCGGCTTCGCCTTGGCTTGAGTCATCCTCACCCAGTCCGTCAAAATCACCATCCTCCATCGCCTCCTGCAATGCCCTCAGGTATTCCCCGCTATCAACCTTGCTCATGTTTAAACACCTCAAAATGTTAGTGACCACTAACGTTAGCACATACTAACTTAGCCCCGCAACTGTTCGTATGATAAACCATCCACAGGATACCCACAACATATCCACAAGTGGATAACCTGTGCACAACCTGTGGAAAACTTGTGTTAGCGTAAGTACTACAAAACGTCAGGAAGGCCCCTAAAACAATTTGGCAATACCAAGGTAGCCTGAAACACTTTAGGCCCCTTCTAGGCCGTTTAAATCGGTCTCGACTAAACGAAAGTACTCATTTGCTAATGCTTACTAAAGAACTCAAACACCAAAGCTGGCACGATCCCTGCTACGCGCACACGCGCCTTTCCTTTCTAGTTTGCACCCTCCCTTAGGAACCACTGAAACTAGTACTCACCCCTACTCAAAACAATAACCCTACAACTTAGTCAACTAAATATCAAGGTTGTTTACACCACGATATTGTTCTATGCTAAGATCGAACCTCACCAACCAAGGAACCCAAATGTTGCAAGCTTTCTACCCCTCCAAAAAAGCCCTGAAAGAGTCAGTCGGCAAGCCCTTGCGTTACAGCGAGACTTCGTTTTTCGGTCTTGAGTTTAAAGAGAATGGCTCGTTCTGTGTCGCTGATGGCGGCCCTAAACGCAAGTGGTTTGCTCAAGTCACTATGAAAGACGGCTTAATCGCCAAGGTATCCTGACAACTTACCGTGATGCCCCTCTATCGGGGGCATTGCAGTGCGCTGTTGCACTTTACCGAAAGACTCACCATGACTGAAACCACTCCCCAAGGCATACGTGACCTGCACCGCATTGTCGAGCAGGTCATTGCCCAGATCGAGGCTGACTTGAATGACGGCGACATCACTGCCATCGAGGAACTGCTGTTGGCCTTGCCCCGTGCCAACCTTGAAGCTTACCTGCCCTATGGTTTGCGGGGGCGGCAACTGTATGGGCAAAACACCTTGGAGGGCCGTTGGCATACCCGCTCGAATGGTCAGCCGCTCGACACTGAAGATTAAACCGTGATGCTCTGCGAGTCAGAGCATTGCAGTGGGATTTTCCACTTACTTGAAAGGTCAATATGCCTTACGCTAATAGAGAAGATTGGCTCAATGCCGCCCTTGAAGAACTCCGTCCTGTATTTCAGTCTGCAGGTCAGACCCTGCCCCAAGCTATTCGGGTGTCTTGTGCGCTCCCGTCCAATGCCAAGCGCTCCGGTGCGATTGGTGAATGTTGGGCTGACACTGCGTCTGCAGACAAGCACTATGAGATCTTCATCTCCCCTGTTCTGGCTGACCCCGCCCGTGTTTTTGACGTGCTGATTCATGAGTTGTGCCATACAACCAAGGGTGCGATGAATCACTCGATTGCTTTCCAGAAGATTGCCGCTGAGATGTTGCTTGTGCCCACGGGCACGGGTAAAAAGCCGTGGGGGTCTACGGGTCAAGCCCTTGGTTTTCTCCCTGCATATCAACCGATCATTGATGGCCTTGAGGCTTACCCTCACGCCGCCCTCACCGTGCTGAGTCGCACAAAGCAGACCACAAGGATGCTCAAGGCGGTCTGCCCGTCCTGCAATTACACCATCAGGATGACTGCCAAGTGGGCTTATGACGCCCACGGTGACGTCAATTTGCCCACCTGCCCTTGCGGCGATACCTTTGCACTGTGAGATGAAAATGAGCACTCTTAATGATTTACGCCGTGACTTTTCCCGCTTGCCTTTGGCTGTTGTGTTCGGGGCTTACACCAAGCTGAACACAATGGCAGTGGCAGGTCTCACCAAGGGTGAGATGGTGGATTGGCTTGCCCATGAGGTAAACGATGGTGCAGTACTTGAGTCTGCAGTCACAGGAGCAACCCCTCAGGCCACTGTTGGCCCTGTTGCAGTGGATGCCGCCAAGGTGGACGCCGCCTCACAGGTTGCCAACCGTGCGGAAGCCCTCGCCTTGACCCTCACGGGTGAGATGTCAACCGCCCTCGCACGTATCGGTGTTCAGGGTGCTGACCTCGCCTTGATGAATGACAAGATCGACTCTCTCCGCATTGCCATCGATGCATCACGGGTTGACGATACCGCCGTGCGTCATGAGGTTGCCAAGTCTATCGCTGA